AAATGTCCTCCGACACTTCCAATGCCAAAGTAAATAGTATGTCCCATTGCAAGAGTGAATACTACTGTCCACATCACTGACAAATAGAACATAAGTATATACTGAGTAAATGCATTTGGAATATGACGCAAGGGATTATACTTCAAATTAAAAAAGAAGTTATAGGTGTCGTATATCCAAAATCCAATAGTTTTCATCGTCTCATACTCGCTAAATCTTTCATCTGTTGTTCGTCAATGATTGGAACTGCATTTGATTTGTGCATGGTTCCGATACCTTTAACAAGGGTTCCGGTGTAACGTGACGGTTCCACTCGAGCGGCAACTCCAGCTGTACTGGTGCAGCTTGGGTAGTTGGGTGTTTCTCGTCTGTAAGGTTCTGTGGTGTTTTCGGGCAGTGCTGAAAAGCTTTTCTTAACACGTCGAACACTTCTTGTCTTTCTTTTACGTCCTGATGTGGTGTGTCGAATAGATCCATATATCATTCCCATAAATAAAAAACTCCCGTTGATTAAGTATATATTATACACGAAATCAACGGGAGTGTCAAGCATTATTTTTATCAGAGGTCGTGAATTTCTTCATCCGATTTGTGTGAAGACTCGTCACGTTCTTTGGGAGTCAAGGCAGTTTCCGGCCCTATTTTCAAAGTCTCCCAATCCATGGTCGAGGAAAAGCTCTGCATACTAGCTGAGCGCATCTTCACACAATTAAAAGAGATACACTGATCTTCTTGGTCCCATGTTTCAAGAGCATACGCGGCATCTGCCGCATCGAGGATGCCTTTAGCAAATCTAGCCTCTCCCGTAGCATCGGTTTGATACGGGGAAAAGACTGCGCACTCATACTCTTGAGCCATAGATTTTAATGCTTTACTAACCTCAATCTGTTCTGTCCAGTCGTACTGGCCTCCTCTTGAAGGAATATTCGAGCGCTTAACCTGGTTTATGTAGTCTACAATTATCACTGCAGCACCGATTCTGTCGACTTTCTTATCTAGCTCTGCACGTATTTTAGCAATAGTCAGACTAGGATCGTAAATAACATCCAACTGCTGAGTCGGGAGAAGCTCATGCTGTGTAGTTAGTTTACGATGAAACTCGTTATAGTCTCGTTGCTCGCTCTTCTTGTACTCTAAAAGTCGCTCCTGCCCATTGACAAAACGACTTGCCTGCCACCAAGCTACTTTTTCCCACTCAATATTAGTTAGGTTTCCGTTGCGAATGCGTGAGAAGGGAACCCCAGTTGCGATAGAACAACACCGTTGCAGTATCGCTCTACTATCCATTTCGATAGTAAAATAGATAGCTGACTTACCAGATTGAAATATGTTGTTTGCAACATTAGCACAAGTAATCGACTTACCTGAGCCCCGCCTTCCACCTACAAGAATCAAATCTCGAGGGCTGAACGTAATGGCCTCATCGTAAAGAGAATTCAAACCAAGGCCAATATGCTTGGCAAGCTCTTCCTCGGGCTCCATCAAATGTATGCGCTGCATACTTTCTTGAGGCAACTCAAGGTCAACTTTCTCTTCAATATCAAGAACTATCTGATGTAGCTCTTGTACCGACTCATCGGCACTTGCAAACAACACAGAGTTGTCGATATACCTATCAAGAGAATTAAGAATCTCTTTTTGGGCATACTCATTTTTCAAGTACTCAAGTAAAGTCGCAGGGTCAATGTCTACATCAATAGACTCAACCGCAAACACCTTGTCTTTAGTAGCAGGGTGTCGTATGCTTAACTTGAGATCATCAAATGAAGGGAACTGGTGGTGATTTTCACAATGTTTATCAATAGCCTCAAACAGCAGATGATACTCTACGGGAAGATACTCTTTACGCAGATAGCTCCACGTTTCAAAGTCTCCCACAGCAATACACTGCTTAATTAAAGCACTAGAGATATTCAACCTGTTCCCCCGAACATAAAAAGGCCGGCCCTCGAAAGAGCCAGCCGCCTACAACTAAATTTTACTGTGACTTCGCAGCCTTAGCAGCACCGTCATAGTCAGCGGCAGTCAAGCCACGACGAGTCAACATAGTCTTGACTCCACGAGCAGTCTTACCAATAGCTTCAGCGATAGCTTCTACAGTCATAGAGGCAACATCTACATCAGCGAGAGGGTCAGCATTTGAGGGGCCTTTCGTAGTCTCCTGACGAGGAATAGCAGCGATATCGCCAGAGCGCAGAAGGCTAAGAGCCTTGCCACGAATGCTGTTCACTGAACGACCAAGAGCATCAGCGATTGCTTCTACAAAAGCACCATCATTGACCATCCGAATGAAGGTAGACTCTTCTTCGGGAGTGTAGGTACGAACACTCTCAACTTTTGGAGCAGGCTTAACATGACCAGTCAGCTCCATACTTAAAATCTTGCCTTGAATAGACTTAGCAGAGAATGCGCCGCCTTCAAAGTGCTCAGCAATCTGAGCATAGGTGTACTCACCAGAATTATCAGTAACAAATGAGGCGAGTGTAGCTTCTTGAGCTTCAGTAAAAGACTTACCACTAGCCGCAGATGCAAGTTCTACTTCGAATCCCATCTTTCGCAGTTTGCTAGAGACGGAACGAGCAGAGGTTTCAAGCTCTTCTGCTGCTTCTGCAACAGTGGCTTGAGATACGGGGCTTTCGCCGCCGACAAAATTAGTTAGAGCGGAAGTACGCTCATCGGTCCACTTAGGAAGTGCCATATATTTTCTCCAAATAGGATTGTAAATCCGTGACAATTTCAATGCCAGATTCTCTGGCCTGTTTAGTTTTAGCTGATTCAATACCGCTTTCATTCACAAGAATCGTAACATCTTTGGTTAGACTCGTTTTCACTTTATAACCAAGGACTTCAAGACGCTCTGTTGCTTCAGCTTTAGTTTTAAAACTCTTTAACTTTCCACTAATACAAACAACGTCATCCGACTGCTGGACAGGCACTGAGGCCCGGGGTGCAAATTTTAGTTCAAACGGCAGAGCGCCGTCGTAGAAACAATAAAACTCACTATCCAACCAGTCGCATAGATTCTGTGTTGCTTTAGGTCCTAATCCGGCACGCTCACAAGTGTCTGGTGTAATTTCAGTAATAGACGTAACAGTATCAGACAGCTTCTTCGTTGCCGTTTTTCCGATTAAAGGGATACCAAAAGCAGGCAGTACCATATCGAGAGGAGCAGAAGCAGAGTTCCAAATTTCGTCAAACAACTTTGTGCCTAACTTATCACCTAAGTTATGACAAAGCTCTTCGACATTAAACTGATAGATCTCATCGAAATCTTCAATTTCTAACTTCTCGATGGTAGCAGGGCCAAGACCCTTAATCTTCAGAGTCTTTGCAAAATGCTCAATCTTTTTAGCTTTTTGTGCCGCGCAACTGTTATTATGACAGTATAGAATATCGCGGACAAAAGTAAGCTCACCACTACAAGACGGACACTCCGTTGGTGGTACGATTTCTCTTAGCATTTAGACTTCTCCGAAAATGTAGAATATATTATACGAAAAACTGAGGTAAAAGTCAAGAACTATTTTTTGGCAGGTCTACTCTGCGAACGATTCGCGGAATAATATCGCCACTTCTTATAACTTCTACTGTAGAGCCTATTTCTAGCTCCAAACTGCGAATGTACTCGATATTGTGTAGGGTTGCCCTGCTCACAATGGCCCCCTCCACTTCGACTGGACTTAGAATAGCAACTGGGCTGACTGTGCCCGACTTGCCAACTTGCCACACAACATCAAGCAATTCTGTATGTACGCCCTCCTTCTGCTCTTTAAGAGCAAAAGCGCCGCGAGGGTGATGAGCTGTATATCCCATTTTCTTAAAAGATTTTTGATTATTAAGACGGTACACCCAACCATCTGTTGGATAGTTAGAATGGTCGAAGGTCGTAACAACATTAAATCCTTCATGGGCCAATGCACGCATGATTTCATCATAGCTCGAGTAGTCTTTCTCAAACTGAATATCGTAAGCAACAAAGACTAAATCTTGGGATCTACCCCGAAATTCTTGAATATCTTTGAGGTTTAGTAGCCCTGAAGCTACGTTTCGCGCATTGGGGACAGACGAAGGCATAACCACTTCACCAGTTATCTGTACTTCTCCCTTCATGGGAATAGTAAGAGGAACTAGCTCTTCTAGCTTTACAGTAATATCTCGGCCGAGATTACCGTCGCCCCGTGTCAACCCGAGTGCAAAGTGTCCATTTACATAAAGTAAAGACACAGCAGCCCCGTCCAACTTCGGTGTACGAATGTACTTTGAGTTGGGGGTAGGAATGTCATCTAAACTAAAAACTTTTTGAAGGGAGTACATACGATACATATGAGGAGTTCCATCAGTTACCCGATGCCCTACTTGATCGTAGTTGTACTTTTTTACAAGAGAGTCGAACTCTTCATCCGAAATAATCGGAGCACCAGAGTAATAACAAGCACTTGCTTTTTCAATAAAATCTTTCATTTACTATCCTCACTCAGAACATATATTATACTGAAAAAAGAAAGAAAAGTCAAGAATTATTTTAAGTATAAGTCCTGGATAAGATCAGAGAAATGTTCTTCAATAATTTCTTTACTTTCAGCTAAACTTAATATTTCTACAAGTCCTGCAAAAAGCTCTCTACTATTATTAAAGTCTAATGCGAAAGAGATTCCTTCTCCGGAGGGGCACCATACCTCATCAAAACTAAGATAATACTTTCGTAAATGCAAGTACTCTATGCCGCGAAAAGTATTCACACAGAGTCTTACTTGTATCTCTTTCTGTTCGTCATAGTGAACAATTTTTTCATACTCATAAGGGGATTGATGAAGATCCATATCAGCGCCCATTCTTGAGTATAGAAGAAAGAGGGACTACGCTAGTTACATTAGCCGGCTTTAATAATCTGAATGAATCAGTGTCCCAGCAAAACAATAACAATGTTTCAGTGCTTTCTTTAGCCCTGTTCTTTTTACCCTGAATATAGGGCGTGCTGAAGTCCAACGTACATACATTGTATTTCAACTTATTACTATTTTCACTTCTATAGGTAATTACGGCATCACCGTAGTCATTTACAACGTCTGCTAATTCTTCTTTTTTCACAAATACTCCTTTGGTAGCAGGTCAGTAAAATTTTTTACTTTGCCGAACTCAAAGGTTGTTTCTTCAGATAGCAGAAAACCACTCCCCCGAAAGAGAGTGGTTAAATCAAAAATTTACTTAGTTAGAAGCTACGTTTCCGATAATGCCAGCAAAATATTGTGCGGCCTTACCAGTCAACTTGCTAACGATTTCTTCGTCGACTTCTTGACCAGCATCGCTGATTGCGGCACTAAGAGCTTCGATTGCGGCAGCTTTAGATACTCGTCCGCCGCCACTACCACCAGTCGAGCCAGCTTTCGCTCCACCCGAAGCGGGGGCTTTCTTTACATAGACACCAGCCTTTGTAAGTACCATGCGAACACCATTTGGTGACTCTTCAAACTCGTCTGCAATATCTTTGACGATCTCCATTGAGGTTTCTGGAGTAGGTTTGGCAGCCTCGTATGCTTCGATTACTTCTGCCTTCTTTTCGTCGGTCCACGCCATTTTACGTTTCCTTCTTTGTTGTGATATGGTAGCTCCAGGACAAGTTCCTGTAGCCGCTAATTGTTGCTTATAAAATCGGTCGCCCATTGGTTTCCTCATCTTCAATACACATATTATACTTGTATTGAAGATAAAAGTCAAGAACTTTTTTTAGATACGTGATAAATTAACTCCGTATTCTTTTAGATGTGACAGCTTTCCCAAATCGTATGCAAGCTGTGTTGAGCTAAAACCTCCGCCGGTGGCTGTAGTCCAACGGTCGCTGTAATCATCATCTACTTTTTCAATTACCCAAATGTTATAGGCTTTAGCTCCGTACTTTTTTTCATAGTTTACATCTTGATATCCGGCCCGCTCTGCTTGATAATCTACTGATAGCTCTGCCCGAATTATGGCTGGGCCATGGTATTTGGCCGACCAGACTATTTCTCCTTTTTCGAACGCTTCTGCCACACATTCTTCTGGTAAGTAATCGTACTGTCCTTCCTCTTTCTGAGGTACGCCCACCCTCTCGATGATGCTTTTAATAAATCCGGATGAACGATAAAGTCCGGCTGCAATTTCTGAGATGGGGTCGCCGGATAAGAATCGAGTAATCGTATCTGCCACTTCCTCTCTTGTAGCCGCTTTTCCTCTATTTTGAGACTTTCTTTTTTCTCGATACGCTTTCGTTTCGAGAAAATCATCTATAATCTTTTGTAGGCGCGTTGTATTGTATGCTATATTTAGGATACTGCAGGCTTCCTTCTTTGTTATAGGGGAGTCCCCACTTAGAAGGCTTATTACTTTCTGTATATTGGTATCTGATAAATTCTCGTGGTCTTTCTTTTTCAGCCTTTTCAATTCTCTTAATCTCCCTATCTATATACCAACTAGCTTTATTTAAATCCTCTACTGCATTTTTCTTTAGGCCGGCTCTCCAAATATATTTTATAGCATTGCCTAAACAAAAATTCATATGCTCTGTAATTTGAATACATTCTACACCACTAGCGTGCGCCCTGTAATGTGCAGGATAGTTTACATTATCTACCATTGATTATGACTCCTGTCGGTGGCTTGTGTTAAGTATATTATATATTGATCTGCCTCTGTTTTTGTAGAAAACTTTTTTAAGGTTTTAACAGTACTGTCTTTTGTTAGGGCTACAACTCTCCAAAAAGATGTAGCTGCTCCATAATGAACTTCAACTACTTTATACTTTTTGCTCATGTATTGAACGCTCCGTACTTAATTTGTCTTTTAGACTCATAATATAAGCAGATATTGAAAGTATAAGTATAGCCGCTGATTCCCCCAATACTGTAGCCCACTCCATCTCTTTGCTTTGCATTACAATCAATCTGCACAAAGCAGTCGTTGCAATAATAATCGGAAGAGTGACAGGTATTCTATTGGTAGAGTAAAATGCTCCAACCATGCCTATAATTTCTACAAAAATAAAGAGCATAAAAAGATCGGAAAGCAAAATTTCTTTTGCTTCCCACATACCGTACATATACTCCCCGCTTGCAACTAGAGTAAGCCCTCCAATACCTGCAAGCAATACTTTTTCACTGGCTACAGTTGACCAGTGTAACCCTTTGTTTAACATTTAGTAAGGTCTCTCTAAAGGATTTTCACTTTCGTATTCATCTTTAAGGTGGCAGTACCAAGGCCCGCTGTCTGGTTCGCTGTACCACCAGTCCTCTTCTAAGGCTTCGGGGCACCTTACAGGATCCCCATTACTATAACCATCTCCAATTAAATACTCACCACAGTTTGGACAAGTATCAGGAATCTTCCAATGTTCCATTAGTGGTGCTCTTCTTCGTCAAACAAGCTCTGCAGCTCTTCTTCTCGCTGGAGCCCTGCTAGTTTATGAGCAGTATGATACTCTTTACAAACTTCTTCAAATGTTTCCCACATATTTTGAAACTTGATTTCGTACAGTTGTTGTATTGCACCGTACTTATTTAGAATGGCATCACACAGCTCGCCGCTCATTCCTT